CTATCCAATTATCATAGTCTTTAGCTAATGATTTAGGACCTACACCGACTATATAGTCAATAACTTCAGGTGACGTATACTTGTCTTTAAAATTACCATATATTATTCTATTACCAGCTGTTTCTTGGGCTAAAGCAGTAACAGGGACTTTATCATATACTCTAGTTGTTTGAACTGTTGGAAGTGTTCTAAAAGGTTTTCTTGATTGATAATTATAAGTATAAATATTAGTATCGCTTGTAGATGTCCAAGCGTTTCCATTTTCATTAAGTTCGTTATATTCTATAGAATCAACGACTTTTATAGCTAGAGCATCAGATTCTTTGTATAATATATCTATTGACTTTATTTTATAAGACGCATCTTGTGTTGGTTGAACATTATTTAATGTATCTGGAAAAGGAATTAAAAGTTCTATGTTTTGAACACCATTTTCCATAAATTCTACTATAGTACTTCTATAAGCTTCATTTTCGTCTTCAGCGGTAGCTGAAACACCACCACTACCAAGATAATAACCCTTTTGCTTTGGAATAAAAGCTATTTGAGTAAATGGTGCTATTAAAGAATATTCTCCGTCATCAAATTCAAATCTATAACTTAATCTTACAAATCTACTTTCTAAGTAATCTGGATCACCAGGCCAATCATTACCTCCGTTAAAATCAAAAGTAATATCTTCACCAGTCATTGTTGTTTGTAAAAAATATATTGTATCACCATTTGAAACACCAGATATAGTGTGACCTGTAGGTATTTTTATTTGAACTGTAGTTGCTGAAGTAACGTCTAAAACATATACATAATCTTCTGGTCCTAAAGTACTGTTAGTGTAATCTACAACTGACATTCCTTTAGTTATACCTGTAGTATCAGAAAGAGTTAATACGTCACTAGCAAGTCCAGATGTTGTTTTTGATAATTTACTTAACAAACCTATTGGTTGGTAAGGATTATATTTAGCTACAGAAATATGATTTTCTTCTCTATAATATGTATTTGGAAAGGTAGTGGCTGTAGTTATATTTATTTTTCTTGGTTGATTAAAATTATCTGTCCAAAATAATAATTCCTCTATTACGCTTATACCACTTATTGGATAACTTGTTGAGAAATTTAAAAAAGCTCCACTAACTAATAAAACAGGCGTAGTATTAGGTGTATAGCTATAAATATAATGATCAGTGTTATTTGTTAAAAAAACTATAATAGTGTTTGTATTGTCAATAGTTTTATAACCTATAACTTCAAAACCACTTAAACCAAAATTAGTTGCAAGAGTATTACCTAAAACAGTTTCTAAAGCACCTATGTCATCAGCTTCAGATTTACCTACAGATATATTCTGCGCATCTCTATATTCACCGTTAGGTATTAATCTATCATCCAAGTCTTTATTCATCTTGGATCTTAGAAAACTATTTTTAATTTCTGCCATGTATTATTATTTAATCCATTTAGATTTACCTCTCATTACTTGAATAACTTGATCAAGTTTAAGATTAGATAATCTAATTTTTGCATTTCTTAATTTAGCACTTTTTTCTTGTTTAAATCTTCTTACAATATATTCTTGAACACCTGACGAAACAGATAATATAGCATGTGTTATATAAGAATATAAAGCTTCCTCTGCTAACTTAGGTATTCTTGCGTCAAGATCATAAGCATTACCATCTGATATATATTGTAATAATATTAATTTGTTAGCTAAGTTGCTAGTAAAATTAAATGTACCAGTTCTTTGATCTATTTTAAACCAACCATTCTTTTGACTTGTTTGTGGTTCTAAACCGTATCTTTGACCTAATGCACTACTATAAACACTTCTGTCTAAAACATTTGCGTTGTTTAAATCATTTTTAAAACCACCACTTATGTATCTAGGATCAGTTTTATCCCATGTAGCATCTATTTGTGAAGTAACCTCTGTGTTACTGTCATTACTGTCTTGTATAGGGTTACCATCACCGTCTTGAGAAAATGTATAATAAGGGCTTTGATTTAAATTATTAGTAGGGTATATAGTATGTAAAACACCTAATTCATCAACCCATGATAATTTCACATAATTAACATAGTCTTGAGGTATTGTTAAACTCAAACTGTTAGGCACTGTAAGCTCTGATGACTTAACACTTTTTAATGTATCATAACTAAATTCTTGTAATCCTCTTCTAGCGTGAAAAATTACATCGGTTCTTTTTACACTAGATATAAGTTTACCAGGCCCAACGTAAGCAATTAAAAAGTTATTAATAACATCATCAAGTCTAGTATATTCATAATCACCATGTACATTATCTAATGTATTTTCGTTTAATTGTATTTTTACATAACTATTTAAAGCTAAAAGCTGAGGTATTGTGATTACATTAGGACTTGACATTGTCCACGTTGTAACTCTTCTAATACTTAATTGAGTATTGTTTGGTACACCGCCAACTGGTAAATTTTGACTCATTACAAGTGTATCTACACCAAGGTTATTTGTTTTTGAAACTATAGTTCCATAATTAAAACCAGTTGATTTATTTACAACAGCAAAAACATTGCCTCCAGTAGCCGCTGTATTAGCTACAATAGTTAAATTAGTTTGACCAGCTGCACTAGCACCACTTGATAAAGCGTCTACATCTGTATTAGCTGGCGTTAACTCTGTCCACAAACTAGCGTTAGTGCTAGTGAATATTTTAAAATTATTTAAATTATAACCATTTGTTGCTGGATCAGAATAATTACCAGTTCCAACAACTAGATCAGTATTAAATGTGCTAGTAAATGTTTGATTAGCATTACCATCTGATGTAAACTGCTGTGATCCAGCGTAATATTGTCTGTTAGTTTCGGTTATTAAACCACCATTAGGTATAGGCATAATTTATTATCTTTGTTGATTTATATTTTCTTGTGCAACCTGTTGTGCGGCTACTTGCACTATTTCAGGACTTTTAATTACAACACCAGCGTATAATAATATTTTTAATATTAACTCTGTTTGATCAGCTGGATGTAATTCAAAATTAAATGATGAAGATTCGTTAAAAGAATACGATTGACCGCTTCCTAATGTAAAATTCCAAGAAGGATTTATAGGTTTTCTTATATAACTTAACGATAAACCACTGGTTATAGTAGTTGGATAAACTGTTATTTGATTGTTTTCGTAAGTATATATTGGGTAAGAAGCTGTTGGTGCTGTTAGTTTAGAACTAAGCAAATGATATAATTCCCCTCTATCAACTCTTTGAAGTTCTTCTGTGGGTTTAGTTCCACCAGCGTTGTAAAGTACTTGTCCTAATCTATAAAATTGTTTAGGATAATAATTAGTTAAAAGAGTTAAACCTGTTGTTGGTTGAGAATAAAAATCAATATTAATTCCATTTATAGCATATTCTGCATCAGTTATTAAACTACCATTTCCAAATATTTGTATTATACCATTTTGAGCTTGCGCTGCAGTTATAGTATCTGCTCCTACTACACCTCCTACTGTGCCAATAGCGTATTGAGTAGTAGCACCTGCGGTTGCAGCTGGTACTGTAACCATACCTATAACAGATGATTTACCATTGTTATGACCTATTTGTTGTGGTAAGTTAAAAACGTTACTTGAAGAAATAGATGTAACGTTTATAAATTCTTTAAATATAGAGATTTTTTCATCAAGATTTACGACTCTATCTGCATAATCTGTATTTGTTTGTGGAATACGTATCTGCTGATTTAAACTATCAAAATATGTTTCAAATATTTCTAGTTGACATTGAGCACCTATTTTATTAAATTCAACAGGTGTCATGTAACCCCTCTGTTCTTTGTTTAATATTAATAAAACGGTTTGATATACAGTATTTACGTTTATTGCCATTTTTATATTTTAATTAATAGTGATTAGGGCCACATAAGTGACCCTTCACTATATTATAGTTACATATTATTGTAACTTTTTCTTAATTGTTTTAAAAACTTGAACACCTTCATCAGTTTTAAACCATGCAGCTAATGCTGAGTATGGATTTTCATCAAAAGGTATGGTCATTAGCTTTCTATCATTTGATGCCCAGTGAAAAGTTCTTTGGTCTTGAGCTAGTTTAAGTATGTTTTGTTCTACAGCTCTAATACCTATATTTCTTAAACCTACATTATCATCAGAAGCTATTTCTAAGAAAGCTTTTGGATTTTTCTTTGCCATAAGCAAAATATCTCTTTTTAATTCTTTAGAACTTAAAGAAGATACAGAAGATCCAACTTCTACTCGTAATACAGCTTCAGCGTGATCAATATCCATTTCTTTTGCCGCCATCATAGCATCTAGTTGAATATTAATATCATCTAATTCATCTTCAGCAACAACATCAGCTTCCCATTCAGCATATATAATGTTTTTCTTTGGATGATATAATGATAATAGTTTTTGTAAGTTTTGTTTTTGTTTTGAAACAGCTAACACACCATCTTCAAATATAATATGACCTAGTGTTACTTCTCCTTTTTGATCTTTTACAAGTGGAGAATTTTGATTAGTTGCATATCTTAATTCTTGTTGTTCCCCTACTTCTTCATTAAAATATAGTAAAGGATGTCTAAGACTATTTTTAGAATTTAAAGTATATGTTAAAGGTTCTTTACCGTGTAGTAGATAGTATCTTCTATCTTTTATCTCCCATTTAGGGGCTTTTATTTCTTTTGTTTTTGACATGATATAATATAATATAATTAATAAAATAAAGAGTATCTCCGCCCGAAGACGGAGATAAACTTTAAAGCAATCTTAGTTTTGGAATAATACGAAATTATTCGCAGCTTGAGTAACCAAACATCTTTCAGACAACCAGTTAACTTGCATAGCATCTAAGTTAGTAGTGTAAGCACCACCAGCAGATCCTGTGATCCAGTTTTTGTAACGTCTGTCTTCAGTTTGTGAAGCTCTATATCTAACGTGTAAGAATGGTCTTCTTATGTTAGTACCTAATTGTTGGTCATACACAGTTGATGTTCCAGCAGGTATTAATACACCTTCTATTCCACTTACTGCAACTCCACCTCTTGTAGAAGCATCGTTTAAGTATTTCCAGCTAGTTTTATAGAAGTCATAAGAACCTCTTCTAAAACCAGAGAAACCTAAATTAAGCGCCATGTCTTCAGAGTTTTCAAATAAACCGTAAGCTGTTCCGCCTACAGATCCACCTGAAATTTGTCCTAGCATGTCATCAAAATCTAAATCAAGACCTCTATTTAAGAAAAGCATGTTTTCTTCGATAGCTCCTTGAGTATCTAGATTTTTAAGTACTTGATCAAAATCAGAAAGACCAGTACCAGCTGAGAATCCAGACATGATATTACCTCTTGATTGAATAGCAGCAAAAAGACCTTCAGATCCGTAAGCGTTGATACCGCCTCCAAATCCTTGGATATTAGCTTGTTGAGCAGCAAAACTTTGTCCACCAGCACCAGTAGCTAATTCACCTTCAACCATTGCCATTTCTAAATAGTCATCAAATCTTAGTCTTGTTTCAGACTCAGACTTTAGATACCATAAGTATCCTGATGTACCATCTTCTGTAGCAACTTCTACCCAACCGATTTGAGCCATATCAGAACCATTAATTTGGAATGAATCTTTTATGATAATCGGGTTATTTGCATATTGAGTAAATGAAGGTTGAATAGACTTATAAGATCCAGCCGCTAGGCCATTATCTACAGGTCCAACAGATCCTTTAGCAAAGATAGAACCGTATACAAACATTTTAAGGTTTGTAGCTCCAACTCCTAAAGCATCCCAGTTAGCTGCAGTAAATGGATAAGCAATAACTCTTTGTCCAATACCACCTGGTAAACTTGTTCTTACCACACCTTTTAGTGTAACACCAGTAGTCGGGTTCATTACAACGATTGTATCATTTGGAAAAATAGCATTTGATACAGCTGGGTTACCACCTAAAGCAAATTCTAATTGTGCAACACCTGCACCACCAGTTTGGTTTACATTGTTGTAAGAAACGTGTAATCTATTTTGTTCTGACCAAATCACTTGATCAGACGTCATTGGCATTTCAGCGCCAACCATTCTAAGGAAACCATTTAAAGTTCTGTTTCCATATCTTTCTACCTCAGCTTCGTAAACTTCAGGTAGGTACTGCTGAGCAAAGTCATTTGCACCACCAGTATTAAACGCTAAGTAGTTATTCTGTAGCGCTAGTTGTTGTTGAGAAGGTATAATACTTCCAAACACAGGAGTCATTTGTCCCATAATAATTAATTTTGTTTTTAGTTAAACTTTTTTGATTTTATCTTCAATTTAGAAGAATCAAGACCACTGATTGATTTAACTTTAAATCCTCCAACAAATACATCTCCTGTAGGTTTAGACCTTACATCATCTGTAATGTTTTTAGATTTTGCAATAAGATCTTTAGTAGCATCGGATTTACCCTGCTCATAAAAATGTTTTGCAATTGAATCAACATTGTCAGCGGCATACATAGCTTTGTGATAACCTTTAACATCTTTAACACTTCCGTCATTATTTAAGAACTTCTTAATTATATTAGAAACATTTGATTGTTTAGTTGCAACTTCATTAGGATTTTTAACTCCATATCTAAACTTTTTTTCTCCAACGTTGATGTCAAAACCTTTGAAATCATTAGAAAAATATTGTTTAGTATCAGACTTAAAAGCCTCATGCTGTTGTTGAGCTGTGTTTTGCTCTTCATTATAGCGATTGAAAAAGTCCATAGCTTTTTGTTGGTCTTGTGTCGTACCAGGTCTCAACTTGATCTCCTCGTAATATTGACTTTTTAAACCATCTAAATGCTTTCGGGCTTTAGCAACCTCTTCTTTATAAGCGAGTTTTTTCTTACGAATATCTCGCTCCTCATCTACTTCTTCATCAAATGAAAAATTATCTTCAATCATAAAGTTAATTTCATTCGAATCCAAGTGTGATTTGGCTTGTTTATAATACTCTCTTAATAGAGTATCATTATCTACATTAGAATAATCTGCATTTAATCTTACATAATCTTCTAATGTTCCACCTGTTTCTTTCATAAAGTCTACGACTTTTTCGATGTTTTCAGGTAATTTAGCTACTTCTCTTGCCTCTTCAGGCGTAGGAGCAATAACTTTTTCTTCTATTTTTTCACCTAATTGTACTATTTCTTCTTCAACTTTTTCTTCATTAGGTTTTTCTTTTTCAACAACCTCTTGTATTATTGGTTGTTCTTCTTTAGTTTCAGAAACTTCTTTGGGCTCTGATACTGGTTTGTCCATTTGAGGGCTATTTCCGGCTTGTTCTTCCACAGCCACCTTCTTTGTTTCTCCGACTTGAACGGCATCTTTTTCTTGTTTTTTAGTTTTTGATAAATCGATTTTAACAATATCTTTTTTAACTAATTGTTTAGGTTTACTTTTAATTTTAAAAGTACCTTCTTGTTTTACTTCTTCTGACATAATATAATATAATAAAAATTAATAAATAGGTTTATTGAGGCATAAACTGCTCTAAACCAAATCCGTCTAAATTATCATTACCAGCTGATTCAAAATCTGTAGGTAATAAATCATTTTTACGTTGATCAATCATTTTTGATTGTTGTGTTGCTTGTATTTTAGTTCTTTTGTCTTTACGATCTTCTATAAATTGTTCTTTTTCTCTATCAGTATTTATTTTAGCTTTTGCTAATTGTAATTGATATTGAAATTCTTCAGCCATCAATTGTTTTTTAATTAAAGCCTCTTGTTCCATTCTTTGTATTTCAAATTGAGACTTGGCTTGTTCTATTTGTATTTCTGTTTGAGCTAAAGCTTGTTGTTTTTCAACTTCATTCATAGCTGCTGACTCAGCTGTTTTAGCGTTAGCTTCTGATTGGGCTTGAATCATAGCTTTTTGATTAGCTTGATCTTGAATTTGTTTTTGTTTTCTTTTAAGCTTTAACATTTGATTAGCCAACTTAAGGTTTTTTATTTGCCTTATATCAATAGCATCTTCTAAATCAATTCCTTGAGACTGTAAAGCTACTTGAATATTTTGTTCTAATTGAGCTTTTTCTTCTTCATCTGGCTCTAATTCTAAATAAATACCAAAATCATGGAGGTTTAATGTATCTATTTCTTTTAACGTTTCAACGTTAAAAACAGATATACTTTCTTTTAATGAATTAGCAGTTAATGGAAATTCTAAAGCATCAGCAACTCTAAGTGAAATATTTTCACATATTCTTAATGTTAAATATAAACTAGACTCTAATATATGTTTAGTTGCTATGTTAGAAGCATTTGCCGCCATTTTTTGTAATCCAACTAAAGCATTAGGATCAGGTTGACTACCATCTCTAGCTTCATTCAAACCGGTTACATCACGTATCATTTGTAAGTAATACTGATATGTGGCTATTAAAGACTGTATTTTAGCATTAGATGCTGATGTTTGTAATTCTTGTATTGGGACTTTACCTCTATTAGGATCGCCATCTTGTGTTAAGCTTCTACCAACGATACTACCAGTTTGGAAATACATATTTAAAGCTTCTTGAGGATTATAATTAGTGCCATTGCCTAAATCAACTTCTGCTAAACCATCAACATCTACAAATACACCATCTGGAACCATACGTTGAATAACTTGTTGAAGTTTTAAAGATGTAAGTTGTATCATATCAGCAAAACTTGTACATCTACTAACTAATGATTCTATACGGCCTTGATATAAATTAGGGGCACATATAGTATAATTCATATTAACTTTAGTTGTATCAGATACAGGTCTTGTCATGTTTTTTGCTAGCTTCCACTCTAGCATTTGAGGGACACCCATAACTTTTGCACCACTAAACAAAACTTCTATTGTTCTTGAAACTCTACTAAAATTGTCGCTTTCAGGTGGATTAAAACTATCTGATTTTTGTAATGTTTTTTCTAAACCAGTATCTGTTTTTTTAATTTTAAAAACTTGATCAATAAACGTTTTATACTCAAAAAATAATATTTGAACTAAATCATTATCGTAATTAGGATTTGCTATATAACCATCACGCCCTGGGTATCTTACCATTTGCTCTAATTCTTTGTCTGTAAGATATGGAAATTGTTTTTTTATTTCAGCTAAAGTCATCGATTTAATTTCACCAACATAATATATGTCTTCAAAATTAGGGTCATTTGTATATGAATAAACTAAATTAGCAGGATCAACATAATCAACAACAACACCGTTTGATTTATTAAAACTAGTTTTAGTAGCTCCTATACCTATTGTAGCTATATCTTCAATAACTCTTTTTTTAGTTAAATTATATTTATTATTAGCTAAAACGTTATCAATAACTTCTTCTTCTGCTATTTCAATACCTTGTTTATAACTAAGTTGCATGTGAAGTTCTAATTCTTCTTTATTCCTAGGTAATTCACTTGTTGCAATATTAGATCTTGAAAAGTCTTCACCTGTAGTCTGTTTAGCCTGAGCAATAAGTTCTTGGCCATACATATCTTCAACTAAATTAGTTGCGTATTGAGTTCTTTGTCTTAATGAAAAAGGATCTTGAGAAAAAGCTTTTATATCGTAATTTTTAGAGGCAATACCATTTACCACTATATCTAAAAATTTAGGTATAATAGGAACTGGTTTCCAGTCTAAATTTAAATAAGACAAATCACCATTAATAGATAACTCATCTTTATATTTTTGTACATTTTGTTCACCTCTAGCGTATAATCTTAAATTGTGAAAATTTTGATAACCTGTATTCCATCTGCTACCATTTACTCTACCACCTCTAAACCATTCATATTCAATAGCTTGACCAACTAGCAAACCATATTCTAAAGATTTCTTTTCTTCCTCAGATACCATCTGACTTGGAAATGCACTATTAATACCAGTGTTTAATTTCATCTATTAATTATTTTTGATTCATTGCCTCTATTATCATATTTTGAAAAACTCAAATTAACTGGTTGTTTTACAACCTCAGCAACGGGTCTATATTTGTTTTTATTACAAGCCATAATAGCTAAGCCAGAACTAATCGACGCATCATGTTTAGTTCTATTGTTTATATCAAATGCCGCCCAGTCTTCTAATGTTTTTTGTAAATACATTGTGCCATACTGTTCATTATTATAACCTACAAAATCTTCAATATAAGCTTCAATAGCAGCAGCGTGTGCTTGTTTAACATCTTCACTTGAATTAGGTATACCACCTATTTCTTTTTCTGTTACAGATAATTTATGTGCTGTTTTATCTGGCCGATTCATAGAAAAAGCTCTATAACCTCTTCGTTTAAAATGATATAACAACCTTGGTTTATTGTTTTCTGCAAGTATTGGCATACCATAAAATATGCAAGCCATGAGTACATCTTCAAAAAATATTTCTGCGGTCTGAGGTCGAGCTATATATTCTAAAAAAAATAAATTAGCAGGAGCATCTTCCATGCTAAACTTAGTTAAACCATGTAAAGAACCTTTTGATCCTCTACCATCTACAGTACCTGATATATCGTATGAGTCACAACCAAAAGCACCCATGTGTTCGTTACCAGGATATTTTCTACCGTTTTTAACAATAATTCTATTTTGTTGATTTATGTTTGGCACCCAAGAAATTAAAAATCTACCTTGATTACTAGGAACAAACATAACACTTGTATCTTGAACACCATCTTGCCATTGAAAATTACCTTTAGTTACAACGTTTGAATGTTTTAAATCTTCATTATAATCTATTTGTTCGTAAATCTTAGTTAGATTAAATAAAGATTGTTTTGTTTCATCTCTGAATGCATGTTTCTCTGTACGTGGAAACTGTCTGTATAATTCATTAAGTGCATCAGGATCATCCTTAAGGCCATCTACTTCATTTTCCCAGTGCTCGATAACACCGATTTCAATTGGGAAACCGTCTGGACCTTTTTTTGGTTTTTCTGGCGTCTCGAAGACAGGTAACCCATAAGAGTCAATGTATCCTTCGTAGTTCCATTCCATAGGTATGAACAAGCTATATAATCCCGAGCTAGTCTGTCCATTGCGGTTTCTTCTGGTAACGTCTGAGTCATCATATATTTTTTTATAGTTTCTACCACCTTTGTCAAGAGCGTTGCTCGTTGATCCCATCATACACTTACCTATAATTCTAGAACCTAATCGTAAACAAGTTTTTGTAACCCTCCAGTTGTTTAATATGTTGTCAGGTTTTTCCCACTTACCAGATTCATCGTGTACAAGTAGTTTTAATTTTTCACCATCATAACTGTTATCCCCTGTATTTTTCCAGTCAATAGTTGTATCTAATCCTTCAAGCTCTTCTAACTGCTCGTTAGTATCTAATTTTTTTCTTGTAAACCTACTAGCTGGAACCCTGTATGCAAGCTCAGTTTTTGGCCTGTCCATACCGTCTTGTATTGGTTTAAAGAAAAAAGGGTAGTTAACTGATATGGGTACGATTTTATCGGTAAACATTTTTTTTGCATCAGATCCAGATTTTGATAACACACCGTATCTAGCATCACTAGAGATGGTTGCAAGGTTGACAGTTTCGCCTGATGCCATGAATGAAAAACCAGACCGTCTGTTTTTGAGGTAGCACATTCCGTAACATCTTGTATCTGCCTTGCAAGCTTCCCAGAATATATAGAATAATCTGTTTGCTTCTCTAAAGTCTGCTTGCCCAACATCAATCTTGGACCACTGCAAGTACATATAATGAGTACCAGTAATATAAGTAGCTTTACCTTTATTAGTGAACCAATAACCTTCGTGGCGCCTGGCAAATTCTCTATCAATGTACGCATACCATTTATCTTTAAAATCATCTGGATATTGTTTCCAGTCAAATATTGTTTTAATCTTTTTTAATGTCTTAGGGTACTCATGTGGTTTCCACCTATCATGTTCTTTATCAACATCTTTTTCTTTTGGTAACGCTATTTTTAAGTTTTGTATCTCGTATATATCACCTATTTGACCAGTTTTAGATATAACAATAACATCGTGTTCTTTGTTATAACCATACTCCCACTTTTTAGATTTGTTTAATCTTTGTATTACATGTGGTTTTATATGATCAATTATTTGGTATAATGTTTGTTTATACATTATTTAGATCGTCTTTCTGCAAAACCTCCAAAAGCTTCTTTCTTCTTTTCTTCTTTTGGTTTATCGTTTAACATATCTTCTTCTTCTTTAATACGATTAAGTATTTCAAAAGCATCAAATATAGCTAGCTTTTTTGTAGCTGCAGCATTTTTTAATCTATCAGCTGATATATCATCATCAGAATCAACAATAGCTTCTTTAGCAACTTTTATTAATTCCTCAACTGCTTTGTGCCCAGCTAGGATTATATTCTGTTTCGTTTCCTTGACGTTCATACTTAATTACAATATCATTTGATTTCATACAATATAAGCGCTTACCATCTACAATAAATTCATACTCACCAAAAGGTTTATAACCTACAACATCTTCCTCGCTTATTTCTAGCGCTTCTAACGCACTATTACCATATTTTAATACACCAATAAGATTTTGTTCTAAAACGTTATGTATTTCAATTTTATCTTTGAGTGGTGCAACAAAACATCTATCACCAAATGACAACCATTTGTCTTTATTTTTGTATAAATAAACTTGATCTTGTTGTACAAAATATAAACCGTCTTTAAAATACGACTTACTATTTTTTTCTTCACCTCTCATGTTATACCATCTTCTAAATACATTATGATGAATCATTATTAAATCACCTTTTTTAACTGGTGTTTTATATGATAAAGGCACTTCTATAACTTTTGCTATATTATTTACAGCTTTAAAAGTTTCGACTTGAGTGTTAATTATAAGGCTTTTGTCACCTACCTTTACTTTATTATTATATCGCTGGCCGTAGGGCTCAACGATAAAATCAAATAAACTTTTCATTAATACTCTAAATCATACTCAACAGATATAGCCATGTTAGAATTAAATTTCTTCCACGGCAATACCTCGTTGTTTTTTTTAATGTAAATGTTATAAGAATTATCTTTTGTATCAAAGAGTATATGAGATATAGTATGACCTCCATATACTGACTGGGTCAAAGAATAATGCATTGCATCGGTTTTATAATCAGAACCAATGCTAATTTTTCTAATAACAGATGACATTACTCTTTCTTGTCTTCTTCTTTTTCGATAGGTTCAAAAGATCCGTCTTCAAGATTAATGTTAATCGATCCGTATTCTTTTTCTAACTCTTTTTTGAAATCTTCAGTTTGTTTGTTGACTTCACCAAATTTTCCTAATACTTGGGATTTTTGGGCTTCTAAAAATCCAACTTCATTTAACAACTTGTTTAAGTCTTTTTGAAAGCCTTGAATTTTTTTCAGTTGGTCTTCGGTAATCATTTGTTTTGCTTCACTCATTTTATTAAATTTAATTATTTGCCTATTGATTTAAATTTCTCTGCACCTCTTGAACCGAAATAGGCAACATAAACGGTTATTAGAAGTGATTTTAAAAGATCAATCCACCCAGTATCAATACTGAATGCTATATCAAAACCATCTAACAAAATAAAAATAACAAGAGATGTTGTTAAAAATATCAATGTCATTGGTCGTGTGTTTTTAGATAACCAACTATCTGATTTCATATCGCTTTCCCAACGTTTTGAAATTTCTTGTAGTTCAGTCATATCTTGCTCTAATAATTTAAGAGCTATTTCTTTGTCTTGTGGTGGTAAGTCTTCATCTTTGTCTATAAGGTTTTTAACCATACCTAGTGCACCTTGATCAGGCAATATATCTCCTATTACATTTATAATACCTGATTTACCTAGTAGAAATTTTCCTACCTTAGTATCTTTAAATTTTTTTTTAGGTTTAGACATAATTATCCTGCTTTATAAGCTTCCACCTCCCAAGGTAAATTCTTATTTGATTCGTTAAATTCTTTTCTTAAAAATTTTTTACCTTTAAAATAAACAGCTTTATCATCATAATCTAATTCACCTGACTTCATTTGTTCGATGTGAACATTTTCATGATTAATAGTATCTTCTATTTGTTTTGGATCTGTTAAATCTTTATTTAGTAAAATATTTCCTCGTTTATCAGCTCTACCCATAACGTTTTCTTCCATAGGCATATTAACTATTGGAGTAGCGTGTTTTGTAAAAGGTGATTTTAATTTAAAACTCATTTTCCAGGAAACATTTTATTTAATACGTTTTTACGTTTTTCACAGCCACAGGGTATATTTAAACCCTGTGAAACTGTGTCAACGATTTTTTTGATACCAGTGGCCTTAGTGAAAGACTCTATTTTATCACCTAAACCAGGTTTCATGTTAAGAAATTACTACTTGTGAAAATACTACAAAAGTAAGAGCTTGTCCAGTTGCACTAACTGTTGCAGGAACACCTCCTACTTTAGACACACCATTTCCTGGAGATCCAGAGTAAGCATCTAAAAGTGCGTTTAGTACTGAAAATCCAGTAGCAGCAGCCGTGTGAGTAATTTGTAATTCAACACCACCTTCACAAATGATAGATGATACTGTTGTTGGGTTAGTTTGAGGCGCCCCTACACTTCCTTGATGAATTAAGACAATCTTGTCTTTGTCGATAACAAATTTGTCTGTAATTGATGTTGCACCTGATCCACCCGTAATTGGGATTTCTAAATAAGCCATAATAATTGTTTTTTGTTTTGTTAATAATTAATTGTTAATTGGTGTATAATTAATGGTTTTATTGGTTTATTAAATTTTTTGTTTAATAACTGTTTTCTTTCTAGCTTTTCTAGCTTCTTTTCTACCAGCTCTTTTCTTAGCTCTAGCCGCTCTTATAGCTTTTCTTCTTTCTTCTCTAGTCGCAACACCAGAATCTTCTCCACTACCTCTTGAGATAAATTTCATTTCTTTAGCTTTCTTTAAATCAGCTTGTCCTTCTGCTTTCTTTTTATTTCCAGCAGCTTCTTTTTTAGCTTTTGAAGCTTTGATTTTTTCACCATCAGACATAGATTTATTTTCTTCTTCTTTTGGTTTATCACTACCTGTTGTAGAGAAAAAATTTCCAGGTCCTTTTCTTTTATATTTTTTACCTACTTCTTTTTTATCTCTTGAAGCTAAAACTGTTCCAGATCCGCTACCGATAATTCTTTTTGCTTTACCTTCTATTTTACCTTCTTTATCTTGAATATATTTTTTTTTCTTCGCAGGTCCTTTTTTATGTCCGTATTTTCCTGGAGCAGCTTCAATTTTAGCTTTAAGTTCCTCTGGTAAATTTTTTTGTTTACCAACTAGTTCTTTTTCAGGACCCATGTGTTTACCATATTTAGCAGCACCTTGCTCAGCCATACTAGCGTGTGCAGCTTTTCTTTGAGCATCGCTTTTGTATTTACCCATACCTACAGGTTCTCCAGCCATATATTTCATCATACCTTTTCCTACAACCTTATTGTTCATACTACCATACTCACCAGGTCCTGGCATACCACCTGGAAATGACATTAAACTTTTTGCTTTACCACTCATTTTTGACTTGTGTGAAACATCGACACCTCCGCCGATACTTCCTTTGTAATGTTTAAATTTTCCCATGATTATTTATTGTGTTTCATATGTTTAGACAAAAAAGTATGATCATGCTTTATGTCTCCAGCTAGTTTAGAAATATGTTTTTCGTCAGCTGTTTGATTAATATCTTTGTATTTACCTCCTTTTTTTTGATCATCTAAAACATCTCTTTTTAAATAATCGATGTGAGCTTTATCATCTTTGATGGCAGACTTCACATTACCTTTAGTAATTTTTGTATCCATAGTTTTTTTTTATTTGGATTTACATCCGAAGTTTTTAGCGTAGTTAGCCATTTTGACCACCGCTGGTGAATATTCTTTTTGTTTTGACATTACAGCACTAGCAGCAGAACAAGCGTCTTTAAAACCGTTCTTTTTAGCCCAAGCTGTAAATTTACCTTTATTACTTTCCTTTATTTCAGGAAATTTTTTTAATAATGGAGATTGTATATAAGCCATAATATTAATGTAATGCGATTAAACTTGCTGCTGTTATACCTCCTGCTACTGCAGTTACCTGAACAACTGAAACTGGCAATACAAAACCTTGAGCAGGATTTGTAAATGTCATTGTTTGGTTATCAACAGTTAAAACAGACACACTAGGTAATACACTGAATGAAAAGGTTAAAACTGAATCATTAGCTATAAGAGCAGCTAAATTAGCTACTAACGTTAGTTGGTTAGCAGTATTTACTACATCAACAACTCCAACTAAAACGCCATCATCATATACATTCATTCCTGACTGAATATATGGATTAGAAACTTTATAAGTTACAACTTTTTGAGCAGCAGCTGACAAATTTGCTGTTGCACTAGTTACTGATCCAAAATTGTTACCTTGTTCTGGTGAAATACCTACATATAAACTATATTCTTTCCAACTATTCTGATTTACATTAAAAAATGTTAATGTTTGACCAGCATTCATTTGAACAGGTTTGTTTAATGTTATAGTAGTATTAGTTGCATGTACAACTTGCTCAACTATAAGATTATCATTTATAGTTATTGGGCTAGGAGCTACTGTGGGTCCTGTGATATACATACCTCTTTTTATAGAAGCATTAAGTGTTAATACTATAGTTACAGATGTAGCCGCGTTAGTAACTGATGTTGCTGTTGTTGATTCTGTTATTTTAACTGTACCGTCAATCAATTGAGTACCACTGACAACTGGTGTAACACCACCTTTAAAAGCTTCAGTATAATAATTTCTAATCATAATGTTTTATTTTTTTTTTTTTATTTAACATTTCCATCTACGTCTAGCGGCTTTACCTCTTTCACCGGTCCAACCTTTTGATCTAGCGCAAAATGATTTTCTTCTTTTAGCAGCTTTACTACCAGGTTTAACTTTACCTGTTACTGCAGTTTTTAATTTACTACCTGGGTTTTGTTTTCTATACTCTTTAACACCCTTATCAGTCATACCAGCACCTTCATCAGCACTTCTAAAATTTCTTCCTTTACCTTTAGTTGTTTTTCTAAGTCTTGTGAAAGGAGATCCATGCTGTACGTATGCCATTATATTACTTTATATTTTGTTTTACTATTTTCTTTGTAAGCTTGTAAACATCGTCTTCTATTAACGTCTTCTGAAACATAACTTACATGTACCCAGTCTGGATTATTTTCTGTTCCAAACTCCCAAATCATCTGATCATAATCTAAATTATTTTTAATATACTCATACATTTCTGCATTAGTTTTATGACCGTATTTATCATCTATGTCAATTGCACATCCTATACAATGTTGTGAGGTTGTACTTCCGCCAATAGCAGAATTTAATTTGGGTGAGCGATAGAAACTATTAATAGCGATTGGACCACCTACAAATTTACGTAATGGTTCAAAAACTTTTTCAGCAATAGTTTTCATGTTAATTAAATCTAAATCACGAGGTGTATTATCAATATTTAACCTAGTGGCTGTGTTAGATTTAATCCCTTCTTTAAGCGAGATGTGTTCACTTATTCTATCACTCATTTTAGTGAGTTTTTACTTTGCTAAAGAACTGATTGGTCCTGCTTTATAAGGTACATCAGCTTTCATAACCTCCATACAGTTGTTACCATATCTTGAATTACCTTTTACAAGCGTTCTACCTTCTTTTGCTAAACCTGAGTCCCATATAGCGTTTTGTCCGTTTTGTCCTGGTTTTTTTATCATAATATTTACATTTTATCAGAGTACAAGCTATTAACACCTTGTTCATCTATATTTGGTGATGTTGGTACAGCCATTGGAGGGTTCATGGCTGGTAATATACCTACTTTATCTAAACCATCTGGTTGAGCAACTGTTCTACCACCTCTATCTACAGATAAAGGATCAGTTAATGTTTTAAAATCATCAACTTGATTCTTACCCATAAAACTAGGTGCAGGATCAGAAGACACTCCTCCTACTTCAGGCGGTTTATCATAAACAGGTTTTTCTTTTTCAGAAGAATGAGTGTGACCAGGTTTAGACGTATCTTTTCTGGCATCCATAGCTTTTTTAATCAAGTCTGAACCTATATTAGAAAGTAATCCCATTATTTTAGTCTAGCTTTAAGCTTTTCAATTTTTTTGTGAATAATTTTGTTGTAAGAAGATTCTTTTTTTACAACTTCTTTTTCTTTTTTTCCCATGATTATCTGTTTTTATCTTTATTAACGTGGTTTATAGACGTAATCATAACCTTGTCTATATAAGTTTTACCTTTCATTATTTTATTTCTAGCGGTAGAAGTTGGTATATCTTCTTTACCAAGCATGATACGGTACATGCGACTTATTAGTTGCTTACACTTAAAGGAAACTTTATAAATATTATACTTTTGTGTTGTGCGGTTGTGTTTTCTCCAAACCGTTATCCAACCTTCTTTAAGTAATCTGTTCCAGCGTCTGTTATCCCAACTATAAGAATATGTACCGATTTTAAAATCTTCTCTAGTGAAAAGATCCATGCAATCGAAATAAATTAGTAATTCTAAATCAGCATCGTTTAAATCATTATTCTTACAAGCCCATTTTCTTATGATCCTGTAATGTTTTAAAATATTTTGATCTCGAATATCACTTGGTTCTAATCTCATAACACAACAACTACGTGTGCTATATTAACAACTTGATATATTTCTTTTTTAATTTCTATTTGATGTGCGTTGTTTTTATCAAAATAAATAACATCATTTTCTTTAATCCCTACAACACTAGAGCCTACTGACAATACAGCACCCTCAGCATATCTTATATCTTCTCGTTGTTTTTCTGCTAAAAACAAACCGCCTTTGGTTTCAGAGACACCTTGTTTTGTCATGTCCACTATTAAATTATTACCTATTGCTTTCATTAATTCTAAGATTATTGATTACACAATCGGTTGATAAAATAGTTCTAGCCACAGAGCTAGCATTTTTTAATGCACTTTTTGTGACGAGTAAAGGATCAATAATCCCTGACTCAATCATATTTACCATATTTCCTGTAACAACGTTTAGACCTTTACCTTCTTGATTAAAAAACTTTTCATTTTTAATACCAGCATTAGCAAGTATTGTATTGAAAGGAGATTTAATAGCTCTTAAAAGTATTTTTTCTAAAGAGTTTGAAGTATCTATTTCTTGTGATGCATTTAATAAAGCAATACCACCACCAGGTACAATACCTTCTTTGATAGCAGCTTTAGTAGCACAGATAGCATCTTCAACTCTATCACGTTTTTCTTTTAATTCAACTTCGGAATTAGCACCAACTTTTACAACAGCAACTTTACCTGATAACCTAGCTAATCTTTTTTCATTATTAACTACAATACCTGGGTGTTTAGCTGTTTTAAGTTTAGCTTTTATATCTTCAATTAAATCTTTGACTTCTTTATTCACCTCATGAACTTGCAATATGGTTTCATGCTCACTAGTTATTGTTTTCTTACATTCACCAAGTTGTTCAGGTTGTATTAAATCAATATCATCTCCAAGATCTTCATTGATAACTGTAGCACCTGTAAGTAACGCTAAATCTTCTAGTGTTTCTTTTTTATTTACACCATAAATAGGTGCATCGATAACATTTACTTTAATATTACCTTTTATTTTGTTCATTGCTAAAGCTGACATAACTTGTTGATCAACATCAGCAATAATAAGCAATGCTCTTTTATTCTTTATAGCATACTCTAAAACACTTTGTATTTTTCTTACATTTTCAACCTCTGACTCTACGATTAAAACTAAAGGTTTATCTAGTTCAGCTGTTTTAGTATCTTGATTAGTTACAAAATGTATATTTTTTAATCCTCTATCATATTGTACACCATCAATAGTTTCAAAATTAGTTTCTGGTAAATCAGAAACCTCTAGCATCACTACACCTGTTTGATCAACTGATCTAAAAGCATCTGCAATAATTTTACCAAGTATGGGATCATTATTTGTAGATATTGTAGCAACTTGATCTATCATATCACCATCTACTGGTGTTACTATAGAATCTAAGTAATCAACTACTTTGTTTGTAGCCGTAAGTATACTTTCTTTTACTTCTCTTGAGTTTTCTTTTGTTATTACTTTGTATGCTTCACTTAGTATAGCATGAGCCAATACGGTTGCTGTAGTGGTTCCATCACCTGCTTCACTAACAGTTTTCTTTGCGGCTTGTTTAAGTAATGTTGCTCCCATGTTTTCAACAGGATCAAGAAGTGTAATAGCTTCAGCTACAGTTACACCATCTTTTGTAATAATAGGTTGACCAGTACTATCTTCTAACATAACACATTTGCCACTAGCTCCTAGTGTGGAGCTAACGGCTTGTGTAAGTTTTGTAATACCAGCAAACACATTGTTTTTAGCATCCGAACCAAAGTTCAGATTTTTTACAATTGCATTTGACATAATTTAATTTAATTTGATTTGATTGATTGATATTATTTAAACGTCTTAACTACTTTAGGTCCTTTTAAGAAATCTACTTTTTTACCATAGTGATCAACACTACCATCAATAGCAGTTTCAGCGGCTTCCATAGTTTCACGCCTCGTTACGTCTATCCATTTTTCGCAACACGGATCTTTTTCGGGATCACACGTACAATTTGGGTCTTTGTACTCGGTTTGAAAATAACCATTAGGTAACTGAACAATTCTCCAGTTTTTCTTTTCAGCTAAATGCTTCCAATATTTAATAGTTTCTTCGGTAACTTGTGGTTGTTGTGGTTGGCCCATACTTGAGCTCAACGAATAAAAATAAGTCATTGTTTTTAGGTTTTAAGGGTTAAACATTATTTTATAGGTTTATGTCACTACCACAGTGACATAGGTTTAGTTATACTATCACTTGTTTTTTTACAAACTTACACTATTCTTCCACAGGTGGTACCGGTGGTGCAGGTGGGTTTTGCCATGTAAAGTATAAATCTTCGTTAACAGGTGTAATTTCTTTTTGAATAGTAGCTTCAATACTGGATTGCATAGATGATACATCTAATGCTCCTTCAAGCCATCCAATGACTACGTTTTCAAAAGCTTCAGTATCTGCATAAGGAACAAAAGGATCTCCTTTTACATAAGTAAAACTTTGAGCACCTATTTGATTTGCTGAGTAAATTTTTCCACTAACATCTTCTGATCCAGAATACGTCCAGTGTACTGTAAAAATCACATTGTCCTCGCCTTCAGCTTGGATATGTGCATTCATTTGGTTAATTGTCCATTTGTAAGTTATTGCCATTTTATTTGTTTTTTTGTTTTTATCTATTAATTTAAGGACAGTTAGTTACTGATTGTACAGTGCCCGTACTTCCTGTTATTCTAAAGTATGCTAATGGTGAATCACCAAGCGTTGCTCCATTTGCAAAATATGGCCATTGAATACCGGTTCCACCGTCAACAGGGTTTGATGTACTGTTGCTTAAATACACTATATCGTTTACAACAGGGTAAGTTCCAGATCCATCGTGATAATATGTATTTCCACCAGGAGCAGTTTGACTACACATATCTGAAGTAAATACAGATGGATTACCTACGTTAAAAGCTGTCAAAGAAACAAAACTTCTTCCATAAAATTCACTAAAAGCATGAGGTGCGCTTTGATTGACAGCTGGATTAGCTGTAGCATATATTTTAACTAATGAGCCAGTTTGAGGAGTAGAACTTGTGCCAGATAAAGGTGCGTTAGCAGTTGCTGATCTACCTGCTACGGTATTCATTTGACTTGCTTTTATTTCTCCTGAACTTGGTAAACTCATTACTCTTTACAATTACAATTATTACAAGCACACAGCTTATTTTTTAATCCTTCTATTTCAGCTTTTAATTCTTTTATAGCTTCAAGTAGTATTGGGGCTATCCCTTGATGTCTCATTGATAACATACCGTTTTGATTTTCTCTTACAAGCTCTGGTATAATTTTCTGAACATCTTGTGCAATAAATCCTATATCTTCTTTTAAATTAGTAATACCTTTTTCTTTCCAATCAAACGTAACACCTTGAAGCTTGCTTGCTTTATCTAAAGCGGATTCAATAGGTTTAATATTTTCTTTTAATCTTTTATCTGATGGAGAACCATAAGCAGTTACATCACCTTTAACCACGAAATCTCCAGTTCCATTATTAAACTCAGCTATATTAGAACCTAATACAAAACTATAAACACCTAATTTATCAACAGCATTACCACCTTCATTATATCTTATTTGTACTTTAGGTGTTCCATTATTGTGAAACCTAATGTGTGATTGATTACTTCCAGCTGAATCTAAAACAATACCCGCTATATCTAGTGGATACGTACCAGTTCCTTTTATATAAAGCTGCGCATAATCATTTCCATCATTATTATTAGGGCCTTCAATGTGTAATTTTGTTAATGGCGAAGTCGTACCGATCCCAACTCTACCGTTTCCTCTTAATACTAATTGAGAAGTATTTCCAGCACCTGCGCCTAATAAAAACAATTGATCATTACTTGTATAACCAGGTGATGAATATAATGTACTTTGAGTTGCGCCACCTTGATTGTATTTAGCTTGAAGACCAAAAGTTGTAACACTACTTCCACCTATATTAAGCTCACCACCATATGATCCAGCTGCGACAAATGATGATTTAAAAATAGTTAATCCGCTTGAGGTAATACGCATTTTTTCTGAACTTCCAGTACTAAATTTAATAATCCCTGTACTACTTTGTGCATCTATATCCCAAGTATCTCCCTGATTTGTAGTTGTAGAACAATTAAACATCAAACCTCTTGCACTTGCAGCATTATCTCCTGCTAATAATAATTTATCTCCTATTGAAGTATTAACAAAAGAACCTAAACCATTTGTGCTAACACTAAAAAGAGTACCATTAGTGTTTTCGTTTAAATCAAAATTACCTGTAGCATCATTTCTGTCTATATACCAATATGAAGCTGTACTGTTTGATATTGCTAAACTACCTCGAACGTCTAAAGTTTTTACTGGGTCAATTGCATTTATTCCTACCTTACCGCTTGAATCGATATACATTGAATAACTAAGTACTGGCGGATTAGCTGCGGTTGCTCGTCTAAAAGCAAAACTACCATCATTTCCAAGTTGAATAATTGAACCTCCTACTGAATGATTAACAGAATCCCAAGCAGAACCATTAAAGAAAATATTTTGTCCAATACCGTAAATAGGATTTAGTAAAAAACTATTTGTAGAATTACCCGTAACCTCTAAAGGTGCAACAGGGTCATTTCCTGTACCAATTCCAAAATTTCCATTTAAACCTACAGTTAATCTTTGGCTCATTGTAGCTACACTTCCTGCACTTCCGTTTGGTGCATTATAAAACCTAAACAAACCACTTCGCATATCCAATAATCCTGCTTCATTAGAAGCTGCTCCTGTATACCTGTAATCACTACCATCATTATAAATATTTTGACCTATAAATATAGCAGAACCTGAACCTGTAGCAGTATTGCTAAATATAGAATTATCTGCACCTAATTGTAAGGCAGTATAACCTGACCAATAAGTTGGTATTGTTTCAGTTCCTACTCCTACGTTTCCAGAACTGTCTATTCTAACTACTTCTGCATTATTAACAATCATTCTCATATAATTTGAGTTATGATTATATTCTAACGAACCTATTGAGGTATTTGCAGCATCACCAAATCTTATAGAAGCAGCAGCAGTTGACATTAAAGTTATTCCTGATTCACTTGCGCCTTTGTCAATAACTAAATCATCTGCATTTACAGCAGGTGTTCCAGTTGTTGAAGTTCCTATTTTTACATTTCCTGAAAAAGTTGCATTTCCAATATCATTTATAACTAATCTTCCATCTCCAGCCGCATCATCATATATTTGAAAATTACCAGATGTGTCTGATAAAATAGAGTAGACTTTACCACTACCACCTGAATTTTTTAATTTAATACCTGAATTAGTTCCACCTATTTCTAAAGCATAAGAAGCTGCGTCTGTGTTTATACCAACTCTAAGATTTGATGAAACTCGTAATACGTTAT